TGAATCACAAGGGGTTAAGAAAATTGAAGTTGCCGAATGGGGCGAGGAAGGACAACCTCTAGTGATTTATTGTAGTCCATTTACTTTGGCAGAAAAAAGAAACCTATTCAAAGGTGCTAAGTCAGATGATTTAGGAGTTTTGGTAGATGCAATTATGCTAAAGGCAAAAGATAAAGATGGTAATAAAGTATTTAAGTTAGACGATAAACAAGTTTTACTTAACAATGCTGATCCAGATGTTATTGCAAGAGTAGCAACAGGAATGTTAAATACCATTTCTTTAGAGGACGCAGAAAAAAAGTAAGATACGATCAAGAGTTATTTGCTATACTTACTCTTGGGGAACGATTACATAAAAGTATGGCAGAAATTTTGGCTATGACAGAAGAAGAATTTTTCTACTGGGTAGCTTACTTTAAAGTGAAGGCGGATAAGGAAAAGTTAAGAAGTGGCACAGGAACGACTACAAATTCGCTTAGACGCAATAGATAACACCAAAAGAGCCTTTACTGGTTTAAAGGCAAACTTAAATGATGTTAAAGAATCTTTATTTTCTTTCAGAAGTGCTTTGGTTGGTCTTGGTGCTGGTCTTGCTATTAGATCAATTATCAATGTTGGAAAACAAGTTGAAAATTTAAGTTTAAGATTTAAGTTTCTTTTTAGATCAGCAGAAGAAGGACAAAAGGCTTTTGATGGTTTAGTTAATTTTGCTTCAAGAGTTCCATTTACATTAGAACAAATCCAAGCCGGTGCTGGTAACCTTGCAGTTGTAACTAAAAATGCAGAAGAATTAAGTAATGTTTTAGAGATTACAGGAAATGTTGCATCAGTAACAGGATTAGATTTTCAACAAACTGCGGAACAAATACAAAGAGCCTTTTCAGGTGGTATAGCTAGTGCTGATGTATTTAGAGAACGAGGTGTTAGTGCTTTATTAGGATTCCAAGCTGGTGCTACTGTTACAGCAGAAGAAACTAAAAAAAGATTTCAAGAAGTATTTGGTAAAGGTGGAACATTTGGAAATGCAACTAATGAATTTGCTAATACTCTTGAAGGTACTTTATCTATGCTTCAAGATAAATTATTCAAGTTTCAAAAAGCAATAGCTGATGGTTTCTTTGAACAATTAAAAATAGAATTTAATAATTTAAACAGAAGTTTAGATGAAAGTGATGCGGTTATTAATAAATTTGGTAGAGAATTAGGAGAAAATACCGCTACTGCTATTCGTAAATTTTCAGAAGCAGTTAAAGCACTAGATGATGATATAAGCAATCTTGATGGTATTCTTGGTGGAATTTTATTAGTTGTAGGAAAATTCACAACTAAATTAGTTGGTGGAATACTTGTATTAAACGATTACAATCAAAAAGCAGAAAAACTTGTTAAAAAATCAAATGAATTTGTATTAGCACAAGCAAGAGCAATTACTGCAAATCAAGCATTATATGACGAAGCACCTATTGTTAATTATACTAATGCGTTATCAGGATTAGTTAAAGGAACTAAAGAATATGATGAGGCTTTATATAAAGTTATTCATGCAGAATATGAAAAACAATTAGCACAAACAAGATCAATTCAATTAGCTAAAGAAGAACAAGAAGCAATTACTAATCTTAAAAATTCTTTACCATTATTAACTGAGGAAACTAAAAAATATTATAGTTCATTTACTGGTGCATTAAGTAGTCAATTAAGATCATCATTAGAAGAAATGGAACAAAGATTTAATAACATTGGTGCTATTATAGCAACATCATTGGTTGAAAATATAGGAGTATTCACAAGAGGAATTGCAGAAGCTATTGTATTAGGAAAATCATTAGGAGATGCTTTTAAAAATTTTGTTCAACAGGCAATTATTAATGCTATTGGTTCTATACTTCAATATTATGCTACTAAACTTTTAGTATATGCACTAGAAAAGTTTTTAAATATTACAATGGAAGATCAGCTTAGTATTGAACAACAAAAATTAGCTGTTCTAAAAAAACAAACAGCAGAACTTGGAAAACAAATGGCTCTTAGAACAGTTCTTTTCTTTATGGGAATGGCAGAAGGTGGAAGGGTAAATGGAAGTAGAGCAGAAGGCGGTAGAGTTAATGGTTACAGAGCAAGTGGTGGTGGTACACAAAATGGTAATGCGTATATTGTGGGAGAACGAGGTAGAGAATTATTTATTCCTTCTACTGATGGACAAATCATACCAAATGAAAGATTAGGTAGCATGGGATCAACTAATATTAATTTTACAGTACAAGCAACAGATGTTAAGGGAGTACAAGAATTATTGATTGATAATAGAGCAACAATCACTAATATAATTAATTCAGCTTTAAACCAAAAGGGCAAACCAGCTTTGATATAATATGAGTGGCACATTTCCTACATCTCCAGCACCTAGAAACGCAAATATTAGATCACAACAAACAACTATTGTTTCTGTTACTGCATCTGGAAGAAAACAAGCTAGGCAAATAGAAGGACAAAGATTTGCTATCACATTACAATTTCCAACTATGACTAGAGCAGAATTTGCACCTATTCAAGCATTTGTAATGAAACAAAGATCAAGATTAGAAAATTTTACAGTTGTTCCACCAACAGTTAAAAATGCTTTAGGGGTTGCTAATACAGTTATATCTACTAATGCTTCTGTATCTGCTGGTGCAACTACTTGTACAGTTGATAATATGACTACCTCTACTAATGGAATATTAAAAGCCGGAGATTATTTTAGATTCACAGGACAACAAAAAGTGTACATGGTTGTAGAAGATTTAGATTCTGATGGATCAGGTGAAGGTACATTAACATTTGAACCACCATTAAGATCAAGTGTGGCAGATAATACTGTTCTTATTTATGATAATGTTGATTTTACAGTTTCATTAACTAACGATATTCAAGAATTTGATATTGGAACTCAAGAATACTTTAATTACGAAATTGATCTAATAGAGGTATTATAATGGCTAGAGGATTAAGTACGGCAGTTAATAATGAACTGGCTACGGATAAACTTAATCCAGTAACCTTATTATACTTAAATGTTTCAACAGGATATAGATTTACCGATCATTACAAAGATATTACTTATGATGGAAATACTTATTCAGCTTCATCTTTATTTCTTAAAGTTTCTCAAGTATCTGAATCATCAGAAGTAGAAGTAGGAAATATATCTTTAGAATTTAGTGGTGCAGATCAAACTATAATATCTTTATTTCTATCTAACAATTACATGGATAGAGAAGTAGAAGTCTATAAAGGTTTTATGGACGCAAACCAATCTCTTATTGCTAATCCATTTCTTTTATTTAAAGGTAGAATAGAATCTTTTAGCATAGATGAAACTTTACAAAGTTCTGACGTTAAAGTTGTAGCTACATCACATTGGGCAGATTTTGATAAAGTTAAAGGAAGAAAAACAAATACTAACTCACAACAATTATATTTTGCCGGAGATGTTGGCTTTGATTATGCTTCTCAAACAGTACAAGATATTAAATGGGGTAAAGCATAATGCAAGATGTTATAAATTTATTTAGAACTTACAATAAGTATGATTCCATGACGGACAATCAATTAAGATTATATCTTATGCCTTCTATAAACTTAGGACAATGCAAAAAGTTTTATAATGGAGATCAATTAGTTGGTTTTATTAATTGGGCTTATATACATAATTTAACAGAACAAAGATTTAAGAAAACAGGCAAGATTATGGCAACCGAATGGAAGTCAGGAAATAATCTTTGGATTGTAGAAATAGTATCTATTAAAAATACATTTAAGATGATGAGAGAAATATACAAATTCTTTAAAAATAAAATGAATATTAATCAATCTATAAACTGGTTAAGAACTAATAAAGATATTTATAGAATTGGTAAAAAATTTAAAAGGGAGTTTCATCAATAATGGGTGGTGTAGTAAAAGCAGTAACAAGTATAGTTAGTAAATTTATCTCTTGGCTTATTCCTATGCCGAAGATACCTGACTTTGATACACCGCAAGAAGAAAAAGGTGTACTAATAAATAAGTCATCTAACAATGCTCAAATTCCAGTTGTATATGGAAGAAGGCAAATAGGTATTACTAGAGTATTTTTAGAAACATCAGGAACAGATAATAATTATCTTTACATAGCTGGTGTTCTTTGTGAAGGAGAAATAGAATCAATAGATGAAATATGGGTTGATGATAAATTAGTTACTTGGGCTAGTGCTTTAACTCATGGAACAGTAGTTGAAGTAGGATCGGGAGATGCTGTTTTTTACAAAGACTCTACATCACATATTCAAGTACAATCTTTTTTTGGAACTGATGATCAAGTATCATCAAGTATATTATCTACCTCTGCTAATTGGGGTAGTAATCATAGACTAAGAGGAGTTGCTTATCTAGCTTTTAGATTCAAATGGAATCAAGATATATTTGGTTCAATCCCACAAGTAAGAGTTACTTTAAAAGGTAAGAAAGTTTATGATCCAAGAACAACTACAACTGTTTATACAACTAATCCAGCTTTATGTTTGTTAGATTATTTAAGAAATGAAAGATATGGAAAAGGATTACCTAATTCAGCTTTTGAAACAAACTTTCAATCATTTCAAGATTCTGCTGATGAGTGTGAAACACAAGTAACACCTTATTCTGGTGGATCAGATATAAATGTATTTGATACTAATGCTGTAATAGATACATCACAAAAAGTTATAGATAATGTGAAGAAACTCTTAAATCCTATGAGAGCATTATTCACTTACACTCAAGGAATATACAAACTTAAAATTGAAAGCACAGGAATAGCAGTTAAAACTATTACCGCAGATCATGTAGTAGGTGGTGCTAAAGTTTTAGGTGAAAGAAAAAATAATAAATACAATCGTGTTATTGGAACATTTATTAATCCTGATAAGAATTGGCAACAAGATACTATAAGTTTTCCACCAGCAGATGATACCGGATTGCCTAATGCAGATCAACACGCAACTATGAAAGCATTGGATAATGATACTTTACTAGAAGGTAATTTTGATTTTCCTAATGTAACAAGTCCATATCAAGCAGAAGATTTATGTGAAATTATTTTAAGAAGATCAAGAAACCAATTACAAATACAATTAAGATTAACTTCTGAATTTTTAGATTTAGCTATTGGAGATATTGTTGCAATAACTTATCCTAGTGGTGGTTTTAATGCCAAGCCATTTAGGGTTTTAGGAATGGCAATCAATGAAGATTTAACTGTTGATGTACAATTATTTGAACACCAAGATAATTTTTATTCATGGACTTCTAAAGCACAAGCACCAACAATCGCTGATACTACCTTACCCAATCCTAATACAGTTCAACCACCTGCATCAGTTACTTTAGATGATCAACTTATAGCTTACAATGACGGAACAGTTATTGTTGCTTTAGATATAACTATTGGTGCAAGTCCTGATAACTTTGTAGATTATTACCAAGTTGAATATAAAAAATCTTCTGAAACTAATTATCAAATACACGCACAAGGTACTGGATTAAATCAGCGAGTACTTAATGTGATAGATCAAGAAACTTATAATGTAAGAGTAAAAGCTGTTAATGCTCTTGGAGTTTCTTCAACTTATGTAACTGAAACAAGAACTATTATAGGTGCTATTGCACCACCAGCAGATGTTCAAGATTTTGCTTGTAACATTGTTAATCAAGATGCACATTTAAGTTGGTCGCCAGTTAGTGATTTGGATTTGGCATATTATCAAATTCGTTATTCAACATTAACAACTGGTGCTGATTGGCAAAACTCAGTTTCTTTAGTTCAAAAAATTGCAAGACCAGCTACCTCAGTTACAGTTCCGGCAAGAAATGGATCATACTTAATCAAAGCAGTAGATAAATTAGGTAACTTTAGTTCTAATGCAACAGTTGTATCTACTAATGTAGTAGGTATAGGAAACTTTAATGCTGTTGTTACTCAATCAGAACACCCTAATTTTAATGGAACAGTTAATCAATTAATTGTCGTTGATAATACTCTTAAACTAGATAGTTCAGAATTGTTTGATAGTGCTACTGGAAATTTTGATGACACAGATAGATTATTTGATTCGGGAGTTGCTTCTTATGACTTATATTCATCAGGAACTTATGAATTTGCAAATGTTATAGATTTAGGTGCAGTTTATACTTCACGAGTAACTGCCTCTATAACACAAACATCAGATAACTTAGATGATACTTTTGATAGTAGAACAGGATTGTTTGACGACTCCGCTTCTAACTTTGATGGAGATACACCAGCTAATTGTGATGCACATTTAGAGATAGCTTTATCTGATGACAATATAACTTATACTTCATTTAAAAACTTTGTTATTGGGGATTACACAGCTAGATATTTAAAGTTTAGAGTTTATATGTCCTCTACTGATTTAGCCTCAACTCCTGTTGTTTCTGAATTATCAGTTACAGTAGATATGCCTGATAGAATATTTAGTGGAAATGATATAGTTTCTGGCACAGGCACTAAATCAATTACCTTTACAACTCCATTCTATTCTAGTAATTACGCAGTAGGTATTACAGCACAATCGCTTGTAAGCGGAGATTATTTTTTAGTTACAAATAAATCTATAACAGGATTTGATGTGGCTTTTAAAGACTCAAGCAATACTGGAGTATCTAAAACATTTGACTACATAGCAAAAGGTTATTAAAAGGATTTAATATGGCTCAACACGATTTCAATATTGCCAATCAAGGCTTCCCAGCTTTTAGAACTGATTTAAACAATGTTCTAACTGCAATCAATACTTCACAATCAGGAACATCAAGACCTAGTTCTGCTGTTGCTGGAACGATTTGGTTAGACACAACATCTGCAACTACACCTACTTTAAAATATTATGATGGTGCTGATGATATTTCTTTAGCAACTTTAGATCATTCTTCTAACACAGTTAATTGGTTAGATAATTCTGTCAGCTTTGATATTGTTAATGATACTACACCGCAACTTGGTGGAAACTTAGATTTAAACTCCAATGATATTACTGGAACTGGTAATGTAAATATTTCAGGAACAGTTACTTCTACTGGTGCAACAATCACAGGAACTTTACTTCCTTACAAAGCATATATCGCAGAAGCAACTTTAACTGATGGTGCTAGTATAGATTGGAATATGTCCACTCAAGCTGTTGCAAAAGTAACACTTGGTGGAAACAGAACTTTAAATGCACCAACTAACGGAAGCACAGGACAATTTGCATCTATCTTAGTTATTCAAGATGGAACAGGATCAAGAACTTTAACATGGAACGCAGTATATGAATTTACAGCAGATACAGCACCAACCCTAACTACTACTGCTAACTACGGCGATTTATTTACCTTTAGATATAATGGTGCTAAATGGTTAGAAGTAGGAAGAAACCTTAACTTGGTATTAAGCTAATGTACGCACTTGTAATTAAGAACTCTATTGAGAAACTTTTTACTTATCCAAAAGGATTTATATTAAATGACAATCAGTATTCTGCTGACATCTTTACAAAATGGTCTAAGGAAGAAAAAAAAGCTATTGGAATTTATGAAGTAGAATTTGACCACTCTAATAAAAAAGATGAAGCATACTACACCAATACTAACGAACAATTTAAGTTTGAGAACAATAAAGTAATATCTTATTTTGGTACTGCTACACCTAAACGATTAGAAGATGAAAATGCAGTAGATGAAGATGGTCAAGCTGTATTAGATGATGATGGCAACCAAGTAATTAATTATGGTTTAAAAACGGAAAAGAAAAAAATTGTTAAACAACAAGCAAGTGGATTATTAGCACCAACAGATTGGTATGTAGTCAAAGCTAGTGAAGTTCAAGGTTATACTATTCCAGCTAACATATCTTCGTTTAGAGCAGAAGTAAGAACTAAATCAAATGAAATGGAAACTATGATTGATGCTTGTACGACTGTTGATGAACTAAAAGCATTATACGAATATACCAAACAACAAGACGGAACAACTGCAAGACCATTACCTACATTTCCTAAAGAGGTAATCTAATGAGTTTAATACTCCCAGCAAATTCTCTAACTGGCGGTTATGAGATAGATAATTCATTACGATTTAATTCTGGTAGTTCTGATTATTTATCAAAAACATTTGGGAGTAATGGAAGTTTAACAACTTGGACATTATCTTTTTGGGTTAAAAGAAGTTCATTATCTGTAAGTCAAGCTACTTTTAGTTCTGATGTTGATGGCAATAATACAGATTTAATGTATTTTCAAAGTAGCGATAAATTTGATTGGTGGGAATATACAAGTGGGTATAATGCTAGAAAAGTTACTACTCAAGTATTTAGAGATGTTTCGGCTCACTACCATATAGTTTGTGTTTGGAACACTACAAATGCGACTTCTTCAGATAGACAAAGAATTTATGTTAATGGCGAAAGAATAACTAGTTTTTCATCTAATACAGAACCAGCACTAAATGAAACTAGTCGTTTTAATTCAACAGTAGCTTTTGAAATAGGAAGAAGTTTTTCAGGTAGTAGTGGTTATTTTAGTGGATACATGTCAGAAATTAATTTCATTGATGGTCAAGCATTAACCCCATCATCATTCGGCGAAACAGATGAAGATACAGGAATATGGAAGCCAATTAAATATACAGGCACATACGGAACCAATGGTTTCTATTTAGACTTTGAGAATAGCGGTAGCTTAGGTGCTGACCAATCAGGTAATGGAAATAATTTCACAGTTAATAATTTAACTAGCATAGACCAAACTACTGATACTCCTACTAATAATTTTGCAACATTAAATGTTTTAGACAATGCACAATCTAGTGCTACTTATTCAGAGGGTAATTTAAAATGGTCTACTACAACTAATAGTCATTATTTCTGGGGTAGATCAATAATAGGTGTTTCAACAGGAAAATGGTATTTTGAGGCAAAATTAACAAGTGCTATGGAACATGGATATATTGGAATTTGTGTAGATGCACCAGATGATAATACTACTTTTTTAACTAATGGTGGTGCAAATGATGAATTTGAATGGGGATATAAATTATCTGATGGAAGAATATATAATAACATAGGAGATTCTGCTTATGGAAGCACTTATACTACAGGAGATATAATTGGAGTTTATTTAGATTTAGATAACAACAAATTATATTTTGCAAAAAATGGAACAATACAAAATAGTGGAACAGGAATATCAATAACTAGTCCAGCAAGTACATCAACAGGAAATTATTTTTTCTGTGTATCTGATGGTACAAGTGGAACATCTGGTACTTGGGAAGCAAATTTTGGCAATCCAACATTTACAATTTCATCAGGTAATACTGACCCTAATGGATATGGAAATTTTGAATATGACCCAAGTGCTGGAACATTTGATGGTGTTTCAAAATCTTTTTATGCACTTAACACAAAAAATTTAGCGGAGTTTGGATAATGGCATACACAAATATAGATAAACCATCAGATTATTTTAATACAGTTCTTTATACTGGAACAGGTACTACTCAAAATGTTACAGGAGTTGGATTTAATCCAGATTTTGTTTGGGTTAAATCAAGAAGTAATGCTTATAATCATACTGTGTGGGATAGAGTTAGAGGTGCTGGTCAAAGACTAATTCCTAACCTTACAGAAGCAGAAGAAACTCAAACTGGTGATATGAGTGCTTTTATCACAGATGGAATTACTGTTAATGGTGGAAATACTACTAGTGGTAATGGTTTTACATATGCAATGTGGAACTGGTTAGCTGGTGGAACAGCAGTATCTAATACACAAGGTTCAATTACTTCTAGTGTTTCAGCTAATACAACATCAGGATTTAGTATTGTAAGTTATACTGGTAATGGTTCTCCTGCACAAACTGTTGGACATGGATTAGGTGTTGCACCAAAAATGGTTATAGTTAAAAATAGAGGAAGTGTATATGATTGGAGAGTATATCATCAATCTATAAATGCAACTAATTATTTAGTTTTAAATACAAATGGTGCTTATGGTACAGCAACAAGCATATGGAATGATACTCAACCAACTTCAAATGTTTTTAGTATTGGTGATTCTCCAAGAGTAAATGAATCAGGAATTGGTTTTATCGCCTACTGCTTTGCTGAAAAAAAAGGTTTCTCTAAATTTGGTTCATATGTAGGAAATGGTGGAAATCAATTTATATATACAGGTTTTAAACCAGCTTTTGTTATAGAAAAAAGAAGTTCAAATATTTCTGAATGGGATTTGTATGATAATAAAAGAAATACATTTAACTCTGTAACAAAGGTATTAAAACCAAATACATCTGATGCAGAAGCTACTTATGGAGGATTAAACTTTTTAAGTAATGGATTTGAAGCAAAAGGTTCATTAAATGATTCTGGACAAACATTAATTTATATGGCTTTCGCTGAGTCCCCATTTACAACATCAACAGGAATACCAACTACGGCAAGATAACTATGGCACTTATATCAGTTTCCAATAACGCACTTAGTAATATTTCTGTATTACCTGCCGCAATACCAACAGGAGCATTAACCTTAATTAAATCTATCACAGCTTCCTCATCTGCTAGTATAGAATTTATCAATGGAACTAGCGGAGTAATATTAGATGGTACATATTCTAGTTATGTTTTTTCTTTTACAGATATTCACCCAGCGACAGATAATGTTAATTTTACTTTTAATATGAGTACAGATAGTGGTGCTAACTATAATGTAACAAAAACTACAACTACATTTATAGCTTATCATCTTGAAAATGATGCGGCTGCTGGTTTGCAATATGAAACTGCTAGAGATATTGCACAAGGAACTGACTATCAACAAATTTGTCCAGCAGTAGGTTCTGATAATGACCAACATTCCACAGGATATTTACAATTATTTTCTCTAAGTTCAAATACATATACAAAACACTTTATTTCAAGAACATCTAGTTCACACAATGGAGATTATGCAGTAGATTTTTATACTGCTGGTTATGGCAACACAACATCAGCCGTCAATGCTGTTCGCTTTCAAATGAGTTCTGGCAACATTGATGACGGAACAATTAAATTATATGGAGTTAAATAATGGCATTACTGTATCACAATAACAATTCCATATCTAATGTAACTAGCTTCGCACAAATACCTGCTGGAGAACCTGTATTTTTATCTACTGCAACTGCATCAAGTTCAGCTTCTATTAGTTTTAATAGCACCTACATTAATTCAGATTATAAAATTTATAAATTTGAGTTTATTAATATGCACCCAGCAAGTGATGCTGTTAATTTTA